ACTGTGGCTGCGTCACAAACCAATCTTAATAAAATTGGTGATACCACAATGCAAAATTTGGGTAACGCAAATATGACGGCTTCAGGTAATCTAGGTGCAGGAATGGATGAATTTACTTCAACACTAGATACTAATATGAAGAACTTGCCGTGGATGCCAGATTCAGGTGGTGGAGGTGGCGATAATCCAGTCGTAGCCGCAAATTACTCTAATCAGAAAAGTAAGACCGGAAAAGGCGGTTCTGGAGGGAACAAATCTGGTGTACTGGCTGGAGGAGAAAAGGTAAAAAGAAATCAAGGAAAACGAGCACTTTACGCAACCAAAAACAAAGCTAAATAGGATTGCATGGAAGATGAGAATGCCATAGGTTCCTCAAATCAAGTATCGAGTATGTATGATGCTCTACTAGGAGAACGAGAAACCTATGTACAAAGAGCAAGAGAATGTGCAAAAGTAACAATACCTAGTTTAGTACCTCCAGAGGGTTCTACTTATGCAAGTGTATTCCAAACTCCATTTCAATCGGTTGGTGCAAGAGGTGTAAACAATCTTGCAAGCAAACTTCTTCTTACTCTTCTTCCTCCAAATTCTCCGTTTTTTAGACTTACCATAGATGACTTTGATATAGAAGAACTGGTTGGTCCTGATCAAAGGGGTCCAGTAGAAGAGGGATTTGCTAAGATAGAACGTGCTGCAATGGCACAGATAGAATCTTCTGCATATCGGGTTCCAGTCTTTGAAGCACTAAAGCATCTAATTGTAACCGGTAATTGCCTTCTTTATCTTCCGGATACTGGAGGGATGCGGGTGTTTCACTTGGATCGTTATGTAATAAAGAGAGACCCAATGGGTAACATGATCTACATGATTACCAAAGAGTCTCTTTCAGCAAAGTCACTTACACCTGAAGCACGAGAAGTTCTTGGGCTACCAAGTCCAGAAGAACTTAGTACTGAATCTACCGACAAACCCTATAACCTATTTACGTATGTATGTGACAAGGGTAAGTACTGGCATGTACACCAAGAAGTTAATAAAACAGTAATTCCAGAATCCTTTGGAAAATACCCAAAGGACAAGAATCCCTTTATTCCACTTAGGTTTTCTAGAGTTGATGGAGAATCTTATGGAAGAGGTCTGGTAGAAGAATATCTGGGTGACCTAAAATCTCTTGAATCGCTAACTCAAGCAATTGTAGAAGGATCAGCAGCAGCAGCAAAAGTTCTCTTTCTGGTAAGACCAAATGGAACCACAAAAATCAGCACCTTGGCAAAGTCTCCTTCTGGAGCAATTGTTCAAGGAGATGCAAATGATGTTTCAACACTTCAACTAGAAAAATATAATGACTTCCGAATTGCACTTGACACAATCACACAAATTCGGGATCGTCTTGCATTTGCTTTTCTTCTGAATAGTTCAGTACAACGAAATGCTGAACGAGTAACTGCTGAAGAAGTACGCTTTATGGCACAAGAACTTGAGTCTGCACTTGGTGGTGTTTACTCAGTACTGTCCCAAGAGTTTCAAGTTCCTTTGGTTAATCTTCTTCTTCAGAAGTTGGTTAAAGAAAAGAAGATGCCTAAGTTTCCAAAAGATAAAATCAAACCTCAGATTGTTACCGGAATTGAAGCACTTGGTCGTGGACAAGACTTAAATAAACTTGCTCAATTCTTGGAATATCTGGCACCTCTTGGTCCTGAAGCAATCATGAATAACCTGAATCTTGATGATTACATTGATCGTCTTGGTGCTTCACTTGGCATTGATACAGGAGGACTGATTAAGTCACAAGAACAGAAGCAACAAGAACAAATGGCTCGACAACAACAACAAGAACAAATGGCCCAACAAGCAATGATGCAAGATGTGGTTAAAGGAGCAACTCCTCAACTAGCAAAAGGTATCACAGAAGCCGGTGCTCAAAATCCTGAAATGGTTCAGGAATTGACCCAACAAATGATGGGCAGTTTAAACGCAAACTAAAATGGAAGAAATACAATCTTTTCAAGGAGAAGGAGTAAATCAAGCAGGTTCACCTGAACACATCAATGAGATGCTTGCAAAAGTTGATGCACCAATTGATACTCATGATGCAGGTCTTGTAAAACAAGATACTCCAGTAACTTCAGAAGGAAGACCGGTCTGGCTTCCAGATAAGTTTGATTCTCCAGAAGAAATGGCAAGAGCATATTCTCAGCTAGAACAGAAATTTAGTTCAAGTAATGAACAACTTCAAGAGATCGAAAATACTGCACAACTAGAACAGCAGACAGCAGAGATTCAAGATACATCTGCACCAGAAGTTGCTCAACTGTTAGATAATAATGGTCTTGACTTCAGTGTCTTTCAACAAGAATATAACCAAACCGGAACTCTTTCTAAGGATGCTTATGAAGCACTCGAAGAAGCAGGTCTAGGTCCGGAAGTGGTCAACACTTGGATTCAAGGACAAGAGGCAGTTGCAGATCAACAGGTAAACAACATTTATGATATGGTTGGTGGTCAGGAATCTTATAATGAGATGATGGAGTGGGCTAACGATAATCTTGAACCTTGGGAAGTTGATGCCTACAATAGTCAGATTGGAAATCTTGATCCTAACTCTCAGTTTGCAGTCTCTGGACTTCAAGCTCGATACATGAACTCAATTGGTAATCAGGCACCAACACTCTATCAAGGAGAACGTGCTTCTAGCGAAATGCCAAAATATGAATCACTCGCAGAACTAACGACTGCAATGGGTGATCCACGATATGCTGCTGATCCTGCATTCAGGAGAACAGTAGAAAATAAGTTGAATAATTCAGCTTTATTTTAGGAAGAAGAGAACATCAAGTAGAACGTAGCCCTATGCGTGGGATAACTTGTTTGAGACTGGTATTATTCTCTTTTAAGAAAATAACATTCACTTTTAAATAAGGAAAAACAAATGGCTGTAGATTATACTGGTCATAGAATGGGACAAAATAATGCTTCGGGTGATGCCCGTGCGTTATTCCTAAAACTGTATGCCGGAGAAGTTCTTACTGCATTCCAGAGTAAGAATATTATGATGGCTTTGCATCGTGTTCGTACCATCTCAAAAGGGAAATCTGCTCAATTCCCGATGACAGGTAAGTACCGTGATGCTGGTTATCACACTCCCGGTAAAGAAATCATACCGACCGCTGCAAAGCACGGAGAACGTATTGTTTCTATTGACGATCTCTTAATCAATGCTCAATTTATTCCGAACATTGATGAAGCAATGTCTCACTTTGACATTCGCTCTGTGTACACTCAGGAAGCAGGGTTTGGACTTTCAAAAGTTGCAGACCAAAACATCTTGAGGATGGCAATTAAAGCTGCACTCACTGAAAGTGCTACAATGGCAGCATTAACGGCTGGTGCTCCTATGATTCAAGGACCGTATACGGCCTTTGATGATGAAGACTTCACACAAAATATTGTGGTTGGAGAAACTAGTGGTGCTGGTTCTGATATATCGAAGGCGCGTGACTCTCAACATTTGTCACAAGCAATCATGGATGCAAAGCGTGTTCTTGATAATGCTAATGTTCCGGGTGATCCATTTGTGGTACTGTCAACCGATAGTTACTATGATATGTTTAAGATTAGTGCAACGACTCCGTTGTCTAGTCTTGCAATCTTTAACCGTGACATTGGTGGTGCAGGAAGTGCAGTTGCAGGTGTTGTTCCAAACATTCTTGGAATGCCGGTTTATGTAACTAACCACTTGGGTAGCTACGCTACAACTGCTACTGACGCTGCTTGGAATAGCTCTCTTTGGACTATTTCCGGTTCTGATGTCGGTGAACATAAAACTGGTGTGACTGATTGGGGTGGAGAACAACCTCTTGCATCGAGTACTGGTTCAGGACGTACTACTCAGTATGACACAGGAAGTACCAACCATGCTGCTTGGACGACCAACGTGACCAACAATAACGCAACTGCTGCTACCAGAATCACTGCAAAGATTTCTGCGGTAGCTAATCGTGTTATTGGTCTTGTGATGACTCAAGATGCTGTTGCTACGGCAAAATTGATGGATATGTCTGTTGAATCAGAATATCAAATCAATCGTCAGGGAACCCTTATGGTTGCTAAGTACGCAATGGGTCATAACGTCTTGCGACCCGCTTGTGCGATAGCTTTGATCCGTGGTCTGTAACAGATCAATGATGATGATGGGGAACTCTTGAACTAGAGTTCCCCTTTTTTTTAGAAAACAACAATAGATAAATCTTATATGAGTCTTAGTCCAACAACAGAATTAGAAGCTATCAATACAATGTTGACCACTATTGGTGAGCAACCTGTACAATCGAAGGATAATCTTGCAGGACTTTCAGATGCCTCTATTGCTCAACAAATTCTTTTGAATGTATCAAGATCAGTACAATCAAGAGGATGGATATTTAATACTGATCTAGATGTTACACTTACACCCGGAATCAACTCTAAAATAGTACTTGATCCTTCAGTACTAAGAATTGATACAACTTCAAGAACCCGTACTTCAACCGAAGATATTGTTGAACGAGGTCGAAGATTATGGGATCGCCAGAATAACACAGATGTCTTTACAACTAATGTAAAAGTTGATACTGTTAAACTGCTTTCTTTTGAAGACTTACCTGAACCTGCAAGACGCTTTATCGCACTTAGAAGTGCACGAATATTTCATGATCGTGTTGTTGGAAGTGATACTCTTCATAAATTCTTTCAAGAAGATGAACAACTAGCGTGGACCCAACTTCTCGACTATGAAGGAGATGTTGGTGATTACAATATATTCGACAATTATGATGTATTTCGTGTTCTTGATCGTGCTCCATTCCAAAGCTATGGACTCACAAAGAACTTTGTAGACTCAACAGAAACCGCCTGATGCCCTTAATCTCCGGAACGATACCTAGCCTAGTAAATGGTGTTTCACAGCAACCAGCATCGCTTAGAATGCCTACACAGGGAGAACTACAGGAGAACGCATTTTCGCATATCTCAAGAGGACTTGAAAAGAGACCCTGTACAGAACATGTTGCTGAAATAGCAGGAGTAGAATCGACCGATTCAAATGATGTATTTATTCACACAATTCGGCGTAGTGAGGATGAAGCGTATGCACTTGTTGTTAAGGGTGGAGTAACTACAACCGACAGCAACATTAAAGTTAAACTGTTTGATCTTACTGGTTTTGCTACCGGAACTGCTGGAACCGAAGTATTTATTCATCCAACTGTACAGTCTGGAGAAGTAACAGCAAATGGCACTTTAGATACCGATGTTAAGGCGTATCTTGGTAACTTTGTTGCTCTCACAAATCCCTTTAAACCTAGTAAGCTATCTGCAACAACTATTGCCGACTTTACTTTTCTCCTAAATAAGTCACAAAAGATCAAAAAGGTTACAACAACTACCCACGATACCAGAAATTATGAAGCACTAATTCACTTTAGAATTGGAGACTATGATTCAACATATAATGTAGTTGTAAAAGAATATGATGTAGATTCTGATGGGGAAATAGATAAAGATTCAGCAGCATTAACCACAATAACCAGTACCTATGCAACTCCCGATAATGAGGTAGTGTCAAGAACTGTAGCTAATGTCACCAATTCTAATAATAACCAAGATGCAGTAGTTATTGCAAATATCGCAAAAACATTGACTTCCGGAGGTATAACCCATTTAACTCAAGGAACTTGTACTGAGGCTTCTTATGTAAATGGAGTTGTAAATACAGGAACCTTCTCAGGAACTAAAATTGCAACTGCTGAGTATAATGCTGCAACATCCGGTGCAAGCCCTTGGACAGTAACGTATGCTACAGGAGAAAGTGTAATCCATATAGAAAACAATAGAAAACCTTTTGTAGTCGAAATTACCGATGGCAAAGGAGATACGTATGTTCGTGCTCTTAATGGTAGTGATGAGGTAGCCAACTTCGCACTGTTACCGGCTACTAAAATTGACCTTGGTTTTGTAGCAAAAGTCAGTGGAGCCACAAAAAGTGGACAAGATGACTACTATGTAAAGTGGAATGGAACAGTATGGAAAGAAACCAATAAACCTAAGTATCCAAGTACTCTTGCAAAAAGCACTCGAAAATCAATTGATGCAACAACAATGCCAATGCAACTCTTCAAAGAGTTTGATGCAAGTGGTGATATTTATTTTGTTCTAAAGCCGGTAACTTGGGACTCACGAAAAGCAGGTGATGACACAACAAACCCATTTCCATCATTTGTAAACTATGATGAGACAAGTGCACCAAATGGACTATACACAATTAACGACATCTACTTTCATAGAAATAGACTTGGCTTTATCTCCGATGAAAACGTAATACTTTCTGAAGCAGCATCATACTTTAATTTCTTTGCAAACACTGTTCTTTCGGTGCTAGACACAGCAACCATTGATGTAGCAGTGTCAAATAATCAGGTTGCAATCTTGAATTCTGCTATTCCTTTTCAAGAGAATCTACTTCTATTTTCTGATCTTCAACAGTTTAAACTAACATCTGATGAGTTTCTTACACCAACCACAGTTATGATTGATGTAGCATCAGGCTTTGAAACTTCTAGCTATGCCAAACCGGTACCAGCCGGTAAAACAATATTCTTTCCATTTCAGCGTGGTTCTTATTCGGGTATTCGTGAGTACATGATAGATCAGAATACTCGTACAAATGATGCAAATGAGGTTACCACCCATATTCCTGAATATATAGAAGGAACTGTACAGAAACTTGCAGTGTCTTCAAATGAAGAAACTCTCTTTGTTTTGTCAAATACCGACAGAAAAACACTGTTTATTTATAAGTACTACTATGCAGATCAAGAGAAACTACAATCTTCGTGGTCAAAGTGGGTCTTTGATGCCGACATCATTGATATGCAGTTTATTGGTTCTATTGGATTCTTCTTGTTTAGAAGAGGTTCTAAGATTTATCTTGAAAAGATTAACTTGTCGGTAGATGCTGCAACCACAATTATGGATGATAAGATTGGAGTTCGTCTAGATCGAAGAGTTAAACTAGAGTGGTCGGGGTCGGGTGCAGTACCGGCGTTATCAGATTACTATTCAGATAATGATCATGACTCTGTTGGTGATTCTGTAACAACAAATGGAGCCGTTCCTCAAAGGGGAAACAAACTATCAATACAGGGACTAGCAAATCCACCACGTATTGGACAAACATTTAAGATGTCTTCTCATGATGTGCTTGCAACATATACTGTTTTAAGTGTAGGTTTGATTACAGGTGGTGCTGGCGACATCGAAATCACTCCCTCTATTGGAGCAACCAAAACAGAAAATGAAGCAGGACCGGTGGAAGATGGTGTTTCTCTGGTCTTCGCAGAAAGAGAACCGGTGTATGTATCAGAAACAGGAGAAGTAATTAAAGAGGCTGAAGTAGCAACTAAACTTCAGTATGGAACCCAGTATTCACAAACCACCGGTAATTCAACTCCTGTGATATTTGCTGGTATTCCTTATGAATTTAAATATAGATTTTCAGAACAGTTTGTGAAGAACGAAGATCAGTCGGTAAACTCTGGAAGACTACAAATCAGAAACTTTGAAATTGCTTATGATAGAACAGGATACTTTAATGTTGAAGTCTCTCCAAAACCATTTGATAATCGACTACGCCTAATCCAAAACCGGTATTTCACCGGTCTAAGAATTGGTTCTGCTTTTCTAGGACAGAAAAAGCTAGACACCGGTGTATTCAGAGTACCGGTTTATGTCAATAGTCGAGATGTAAAGATTACTGTTAATTCTGATTCTTGGTATCCGGTTGCTCTTCAATCGGCTGACTGGGAAGCCTATCAAGTTCTGAGAAACCGAAGAATATGACAAGTACTCCCTCAATAAAGAGTGATCGTTTAGAAAAAATTCTATACTCACTTGATAAACAGTCTTCATACTTAGAATTTATTTTGAGCACACTTGATAACCAGATTGCTACTCTTCAAGAACATCGTAAGCAGATCATCGCCTTTGGTACTTCATGGGACAATCAAACATTAGCCGCAGAAACAGATGAAAAAATATAATATTCGAGAAAGTAGAAGAGTAGATTGCTATGAGTTATCTAAGTCCCTCAAAAAAGAAGATGTTCAAGAAATATTTGCATCAAGCGGAAACAATCCTATTCAAGTATTGCTTCGAGCTTACCTATATTCTGCTCGTTATTGCTATTCTGTTGTTCTTGATAACAAAGTAGTTGGAATGTTTGGAATCACCAAACTTAGAGATGGAGTCGGAATACCTTGGTTGCTTGGATCAAATGTGTTGACCCAGTTTCCACTTGCATTTCATAAAGAAACAAAAGAATATCTAGATAAATTTATGAAAGAATTTAAAGTTCTATTTAATTATGTAGACCAACGTAACACAATAGCAATTAAGTGGTTAAAAATTCTTGGCTTTACATTTACTAGGTTAATCCATGAATTTGGATACCAAAAGAAACCCTTTTTTGAATTTGTGAAAGGATAATATGTGTGATCCGGTGTCGATAGCATTTGCAGCAGTTTCGATGATTGCAAAGAACGCAGAAAATCAGGCAAGAAATGCAGCAGCAGATGCACATAATGCAGCAGTTACAGAAAATTCAGAGTTACAAAATGATGCGTATGCTTCTGATATGGAAAATTACTGGGAACAAGATATTCAATCTCAGAAACAACTATATCAAACAGCAGAAGATGGGGCTGCCGCTGGATTAGAACAAAAAATAGCAAATTCAAATAAAAATGCTGCGTGGAAAATGGCAAGTCTTGGTGGAGGGGGCGGTGGACTCTCCGCAGATCGAGGACTAGCAGTTCTGAAAAGACAAATGGCAACTGAAGCCTACGATCTTGACCAAAGACTTCAGAGAGGCTTAACCGCAACAAAAGATGAAGTGCGCTTCAGAGAGTACGATAAAGTCGGAAGATGGAACCAAGCAAAAGGACAAATAGCTTCTATGCGTGCAGACCGCGGAATGTCCTCACATGAGCAATTCATGACTATAGGTGCTACTGGAGCGGCTAGTTATGCTAGTACGATGGGTAAAGGACCGGCTAAACCAAAGACTGGTTATGGTAAACTACCACCCATAACAGTTGGAGCGGCAAGTTAAAATGGCTACACGATCCGAACTACTTGCAATAAGAAACACAGATAAGCCACAAGGCACTAGTGTTTACAAAAGAAATGTACCAAATTCAGGTGCTGCTCTAAGACCAAAGCAACCGGATGCTGGAGTTGGTAGTGGACATCAGGTACTAGCCGACTTTCTAAAGGAAATTGCTGGTCCTCTTAGTGATGCTGCTTTTAACAAACAAAAGGAAGACGCAGAAGAACAACGAAAAAAAGGAAGTGCAACATTCCTTAATTCTACAAAGTCACAAAGACTGGCGTTTGTAAAAGCCATTAGAGATGGTGTAATCAATGAAAGTGAGTCTCCCTACTTTAGAGAAGGTGTTCAAAGAGCATACGCATCAACTCTTCTAGAAAAATATAATTCCGAACTCTTTAGAAAGTATGAAGCAGATGGAATAAAAAACAAAAAAGAATCGGGTGCTTTAAATGATTGGCTTCATGACTTTAATGGAACCTTTAGTTCCGAATTAGGATTACTACATCCAGATGTTATTGCAGAAGAGTTTTCACCCGGACAACTAGGAATACGAAGACAACTAACACAAAAACATTATGAACATCTGAATGCAGAGTATCGTGCGGATGCCAGAAGAACTAAGGAAGGACAATTATGGACTATACTGAGTAATCATTTAGACCCAAACACTATGATAGCTACTAATCGAAAATCTATAGAGGCGTACTTACAGAGTAATAAAGTAGATCATGATAAACGAGCAATAGTGTTAGAGAAACTTAAACCTCTATTGGATACGTATGGTAAGTTGACTGATAATACTACTATACCAGAGTCCCTAAAAAGGGACTTACTAGCCCTAGGACCATTAGGGCGAACAATGTTAAAGAACATTCAAGATAAAATGAAAAAGCCATCCGAAAGAAAAGAAAGTCGAGTAACGGCTCTTCAGCACGGATATATACCCGCACAGAAGGATGAGGATACGGCTGCGGATGACGAGGAATTAAAGAGGATTGCTAAAGAGAGAATTGAGAAAACAGAAAACTACTATGGAAAGTATATTAAGAGGAAGGGTTCTAAAGCAGAGGCAGAAGCGTTTGCACGAGACTGGGGCGCACGTAGGTTTCATTTTGACGGCTCATGGCACACAATTCTAAATAAACAATAATGGCAAAGAAAAAAGTAGTAACTGAAAGTAACAGACTAGGCATTGGAGCATTACTTGGTGAAGAATATGGTCGATTAACCAAGGAGCACTCAGAACCCTCTGCATTTACTCTTAGTAACGAAATAAACAATTTCATTGATACGTCTTATGAAGAAGGGTTTCATAACAAAAGGGAACTGAATCAACTGGTTGCTGGACAAATAGCTAATCAGGCATATCTAAGAAAAGACAAAAAACTTTTGAATTTAATGTATTTGATGAAGACAGTACCAACAGGGAAAGATTCGACTTCCTACTTTAATTACGGAAATACGCTGGATGGTCAACAGCTAATCAATAAAGTTTCCGATAAGTTAGATGCAGACCAAGAGTCCGAAGAACGAGCAGCAATGAACCATAATAAATATGTAAGGGACCGGAAAATTACAGAATATTCTATTCTTCTAGGAAAACTTAGAGAAGATAGAGGTCTACCAGAATATCAAGGAGAGGAGGGTCAAAAACTCTGGACTCTAAAAAGAGACAGAATTTTAGAAAGTGGAAATAGGGACGGCTTACTTAAATGGGTACAAGGGGAAAAGAAGTGGATCAGTGATAAACAGAAAATTGCTATAGAAGCTCGTTTAATTAGGCCAAACACGACTGAAGCAGATAAACTACTAGAATTAGCTCTTGAATGGAACTATCCTTTGTATCAATTAGAACTCTATGCTAGAAATACTTTTGAAGGTGCAGAAATAGACCCTAAATTATTTGCAACTCTAGGTCGAATAAAAAAAGAGTTTGTACCAATAAAGTCAGTACCATTATATGATAAGGTAGAAAAGAATATTGCTGCTACCCTAGAACTTTCAATAAGAAAAAGATTGAAACTAGGACTTACAGATACACTTAGGGAAAAACTTGGTGAAAGTCACCTTGCAGATCAAGTTCCACACGACTTTTTCCCTACTTTAAATACATATCAGATTAATGTACTAACAAAAATAGACCGACTATACAAAAAAATAGTAGCCGGTGCAGTAGGGGCTAATCAATCACCAAATCCAGAGCAATGGGATACAACTTGGAATGATAAATTAACCAATCTACTAAAAGCTGTTGGAACAGAACCTTTGGATGCAAGCGATCCAATGACACCAGAGATACAAGAAATTAGAGAGATACTCACCGAAGGAGAAGAGAAACTGTCTGCACTTACAGACTCCATTCTAACACCAGAGGAACCCAAAGAAGGAGAAAACACCGGTTCGGAAAAAAAGACCTTTACCGTAGACACCGCCGAGCCAGATGGTACTGTGTCAAAAAAAGAAGTATCCTTAGAAAATTCAATTGAAGTTCAAGAAGAAAAGCTGAGAAAAGCTAAAGAAGCAATGTTAGATATAGTCTTTGATGGGTGGGGTGATAATAGAGGAACCTCTAGGAGTATGTCTGTATCAAATATTATCACACAGTATAAGAGGGTTCTTGAGGGTTTCCCAGAAGAAGCGTATTTAACTGTAGGTGGTTCTAACAAAATGGGTGCTCAGTTCTTTGATCGCTATCCCGGAATAATTAATGTAGAGAGTGGAGGTAAATTAGATGCGACAAAATGGGACGAAAGAAACTTTATTGTTAGACACCTAGAAAAAACATTTCCCTTTTTCAAAGCTGGTAAACCTTTAAACGGTGATCACGCAAAGAAAGTAACGAATGAGTTAATAAGTATAAGAAGTGATTTGCTGCTTCTATTAGAAGCTGAAGCACACCTAACAAAAAGAAAGAAGGAGGATTCTAAATGAGTAGCCACAGTAATAAAGGAGCAAAATCTTTTAATGATATAATGTCGAACTTTGAGCAAAATCAAGGTAACATGCAGTTACAAGAAGCTGTAGCTCAAAACGTAAGACCCTTTCCAAACCCAGAAAATAATGATGGAATCATAGATACAGCATGGAAACATGGGTCTGAGGCAGTGCTTGGTGTAGCTCAAGGTTGGTATGGTGATCTACCTGAAAATGTGATTACCCAATCAGAAAGACATAGACCAGATTGGTTTGAGGAGGCAGGTAATTTGAATCCAAAGATCACAACACACAGTGGAGTAGAAGATACTCTTTGGAATACAAAGGTCATTCTTAATGTTCCTCTCTTTCAAAACTATGATCCAGATAAACCTGCTGTGTTTACGATGGCGCATAGTGAATTCATGGCTCTCAAAGAAAAAAAGAAAATATCTTATCTTCCTCAAATTGTTGATCCAGATTCGGTTGCAGGAAATTTTACTAGAGAGTTTGCAAAAGTTGCACGAGGATATACTTTCGGAAGCAAAGTTATGGGTCTTATAAAGACATCCGGACTAACCGGAGGAGCACTAGCCGCTCGTAAGAGTGGTGACTTTATTGGAGCAAGTGCAATAGCATCTCAAATTGTTTTTGATCCCTACGAAAAACGTCTTGGTAACTATGCTAATGAGATATTAAGTGTAATACCGGCAGAAGGAGTAAGACCCTTTCTTGAGTGGATTGCAGCAGACGAAAAAGATACAGAAGCAGAATCTCGATTCAAAATGTTTGTTGAAACAGTGGTCCTAGATGTTGCCTTTGAAGGAATCTGGCAGTCTTTTAAAGGATTAAGAGGTCTCATTAAACATAAGAACAAGAACAAGCAAAAAGAACAAGAAAGTTTAAAGGCACTTCATGAGGGAGATGAGCATGTATTACTTGAAGCCGACAAGCACTCTTCTAGACAAGGAAAGCCACCTAAAAAAAGCAGAAAAGCTAGTACTAGTGATACCATTCTAGGAGAGGCAGAGGTTGCTAAGACTGTTAATGCGTATAATATTTTCCGAGACCCAACACAAATTAAGAGGCTTGTAAAAGATATATTAGAAGGAAAGCCTGAAAATGGTCCGGTTGCTTCTGGAGAACTGGTATTTAACACAAACTTTCTACATAACACCGAACCAAAAGCAGCACTTGAAATCTATGAGACTACAATAAATGCACAGTTACGAGATAAAAAAACTGGTGGAACCAAAACTATTAAACAAATAACAGATGAAGCCCGTGTTCTTAGTGATGCAATTGATAGACGAATTAGAGACACCGCAGAACAACTAGATTTAGATGTTGATCCATTTCGTATTGCACTGCGAAAGGATGTAGATGATGTAGTAGGCATTGAGTCACGCATGTTAGCCTTTAGAAGTCTGATAGCACAACTAGGTTCTGATATGTATCACGTTGCCGATCTAGTTGCAAAGAATCCGGGTGATGTCGTAAGTCAAGCAAAATTACTAAATTTAGTGTCGTATACAGAAGATACAATGATGCTTTATGGACGCTTGAGAGGATCGGTTGCAAGAGCTACAATGGCTCATCGAATACCAATTTATAAACCAAATAGAGATGGTTCTGTTAAGCAGATTGATCTTGATGCCTTTAATGAGGCAATGCTGGCTTCGGGTACTGATCCAAGTAAAATAAAGATACTTGCAGAAGCAATTAGACTTGGAGACAACTCTCTACAAAGAGCACGAAATGGTGTAAAGGGTTTTGAGGGTGTTAGACGAAGAGGAATGAGAGCCATCACAGAATTATATCGTTCAGTGCTACTAACGTCAATTCCAACACATGTTACAAACACACTTTCAGGTGCTATTGAAACTGTGGTTGCACCAGCAAGTCATTTAATTGGAGGTATTCATGGTCGAGATATAGAGACTATAAAGTATGCAGGAAGAGAAATGGTTGGCTTCTTTACAGCAGTGGGTCCAAGTTTTCGACACATGTTGACTGCAATTGTTGATGAACGGAATATCCTTGATCCAATGGGAACAAAAGTTGATGGTCTTTGGTCTCCTTTTGGTCCTGCAATTTCAAGAGCATATCACAATGATAGTAACTGGCATCCTAACAACTGGCTTTCACTCGCTATCAACACCACCGGTAAAATAGCAAGAGGTTCTATTAGAATCTTAGGAGGAGAAGACGAGTTCATTAAACAATTAAATTACAGAATGAGAGCCTATGCAGAAGTCACTGGAAACCTTCCCGACAAGTTATCGTCACTAAAGTATAATGCTCCAGAACGAAAAGAGTTTATTAGAACCGAAGTAAAAAAATACTTTGATCAGGCTGGTATGGCAACAAATAAGAACTTGCTACAACATGCAAGAAGAGTTACATTTACTCAGTCTTTACAAAAGGGTACTCTTGCACACCTTGTACATGGTGGTCTTCAAAAGACCGGATACATGCCCTTCTCATTCTTTATGCCTTTTGTTCGTACTCCTGCAAATATATTTGATACATTTAAAATACGAACACCATTTCTTAATAAAGCAGTTAGGTCTCATCAGGCCATGCTAAAGAGTGAAGACCCAATTGAACGAGCACAAGCAGTTGGAAACACAGCAATCGGAATGATGCTTTATGGTTCTACAATTGCAATGCTGATGAGTGGAAGAGTAACAGGATCAGGTCCAATTGATCCTAATAGAAATGCACTATGGAGAACAAAGAACCAGCCTTACTCAATAAGGTCACCCGATGGTTCATGGCATTCCTACAATAGATTTGATCCACATGCAATGCCATTAGCGTACTTTTCTTCTGCATGGGAGAATATGTATACATATCAAGATGATCCTGATGATCTAACTCAAATTCTATCTCATGGACTTGCTGGCTTTCTTAAAGCAGCGGCAGATCGAACATACTTACAAGGTATTAAACAGGTATTTGATATAGCTAATAATCTTCTTATGGGTAATTCAGATAGACCCATGAGAGAATTTGGTAAGTTAGGTGCCAATCTGATACCACCAATTATAAATCAAGTATCGGATGTTACCGGTCATGTTCTTTATGGTGAGTCAGAAGGATTTAGAGAAGCCTTTACTTTTGTAGATCAAGTTAATAGAAGACTTGTTCCACTAAACCAGTATGGTGCAGTTAAACACAACTGGATCACCGGTGAACCTATGGTTACGCCATCTGGATTTAATTTTGGTCTATCAATGGGAAAAAATGATACAGAAGATGTGGTGATTAAAGAACTTCTTGCAACAGGAAGATCATTTAGTCCTCCATCTCCAGATATTAGAGGAGTACCCTTATCTGCCGATCAATACTCGGAACTAACCAAAATAATTGGTACAATGAAAGTAGAGGGTCTTAATCTTTATGAGAGACTAGAAAAGGAAATCAAGTCTAAAGAGTATGACTATAATGAAGGTTGGTTGTTTGATCCTGAGATTGATGATCATAAAATAATGAGACTTAAATTTATTATTAATGAATTTAAAGCAGCAGGAAAAGACATCATGTTATCCAAAGACCCAACAATATTAAAAAAAGTAAAGGAACATGTTGATAATCAAATAGGTATTGCTGATCAAGGAGCACTTGGAAGACTCTTTGATCTTCATGAAACTGAAAGTTCACCAGCATGGTAGTGATACTGGACATTTACGGATTAAAATTAATTAAAAAGAGTTATGACTACTGATGTAACCTTAACCAGCTATATCCTGAATCCTTGGGATGGCACATATACACCCGGTGGTAGTGATCTAATAGTATTATCTTATGCTAGTCTAGATTACACACCTTCTACTTCAGACTCCTATAAGTCAACTAGTGGTGATATATTTAAAGTTTATGTAGCTGGCACAAGAATTTACAGAGCATCCGATAATATTTATGCTTCAGGAAGCGGGTTTCTAGAATCTGGAGATGTTGCATCCTCAAGTTCAGCAACTACACTAAATGGTCTATCAACCATCAGTGGAAGTGCAATATCATGGGCTTCAACCGCAGATAATGTGTGGACAATTGATACCACCAACCAAAGGATTACAATAGATGTCAGTAATATTGCAGCAACTGCACTGTATGGTGCAAGTGGAAAAGCTGTTGCCTTTGCGACTGACACAACGATTATTGAACTTAAACGTGCAGTTCAAGACCTTTCGACTCCAGCAGTAGACTTTAGTAATGCTTCTATTCTAACCGAACAAGACCTAGATAACTCTGCAAAGAATATCTTTCATGTAGCACAGCAAGCAGTGATCTCAACCGATAATGCAATGCTGTATGAGTCAGGTACCGATACCTATCAATCATTTCAACCGGGAACAACCACTTCAAAAAGAATTTCTGGAGTTGCAACTCCTACCGGAGCAAGTGATGCAGCAAATAAATCATACACAGATGGTAACCTTGTAATAGCAGCAGCATCAGCTACAGCAGCAGGACTTTCAGCAGAGAGTGCCGAAGATTGGGCAACCAAAGATGATGGCGCAGTTTCCGGAAGTGACTTCAGCGCAAAAGCCCATGCAAGTGTTACTGGAACACATGCTCCTGCGGATGGATCAGCAAAGGAGTGGGCGACCACAATAACAAACACCCCTGTAACCACAGGACCAGACGCATTCTCTGCATTACATCACTCTGCAAAAGCAGCACTAGAAGTTGGTCTTGCAGCAGCACAGGTTGGACTTGCCACAACCCAAGCAGGTCTAGCAACTACTAATGGAGCAGCACAAGTTACACTTGCAACGACACAAGCAGGTCTAGCAACTACTAATGGAGCAGCACAGGTTGCACTCGCAACAACTCAAGCAGAAGCAGCAGCAACAAGTGCAGCAAATGCAGCGACCTCTTATGATTCTTTTGATGACCGATATTTAGGAACATTCACTACTGCTGCGGAACCAACTGTAGATAATGATGGTGCAACTTTGATCGCTGGTGCATTATATTTTAATACGACAAGCGGTTCGATGATGGTGTATTCTGGTGCAGCTTGGATTGCAGCAACCAGTGCCGGAACATCGAGTATGGTTGTTCATAAATTCACTGCATCCGGTTCAGAAACACAGGTTTTAACCGGTTCTTTTTCTCCTGCACTTGCTTATACTGTTAATAATATCATTGTCTTCTTAAATGGAGTCAAACTAGATGCAACAGATTACACAGCAGATAATGTTCCTTTAGGATCAATAGAAGGACTTACAGCACTAGTCGCGCTCGATGAGTTGGTTGTTGTAGCATTTAAGGCATTCTCGGTAGCAACTGTTGAGGGAGATAATATACTCTCTACTACCATAACAGGAACGTCTAAGTTTCTTCGTGCAGATGGGGATTCAACGAGTAGTTGGCAGTCTCCAACAGGTACAGCAATCGCAATGGCACTAATTTTTGGCTAATAGAAAGGTAACACAATGGCAGCCCCAAATGTAGTAAATGTCACATCCATTTATGGAAAAACAAAAACACAGGCAGCAACGACTGGCGCAGTCACTTTGCTGGCAAATGCAGCATCGAGTCACAAACTTCTCAAAGTAAACACAGTGATTGCTGCGAATACTGACACAGTTGCAAATTATTGGGTTACTTTGACCTATAATGATGGAGCAACTAATGTCGATATTGCTCAACAAATAGTGATACCTGCCAAGGCAAGTCTTATCATCATTGACAAGTCTTCTTCACTTTATATGGAAGAAGGACACACAATACAGGTACTAGCCGAAAACGCTGATATTGAACTTACTATTTCCTATGAGGAGATTGACGATGCCTAGAGGAAAAGACGGATCAATCATTGGAGATGCAACTGCTGTCTCGATTACTAGTGCATCAGGAATCTGGACAATGAGTGAGGTGCATAAGTATGAGACTGAAGGTACTTGGCCTGACCCCAAACCTATAGGTGGCACTACTAGCGACTATACTGATTTCAATATTCATACATACACCGATACTGGTGAAACACTTACATTCGTGGTTACTAATACTATTGTAGTAGATATTCTCGTTGTTGGAGGAGGAGGTTCTGGTGGTGGTAGATGGGCTGGTGGCGGTGGCGGTGGCGGCCTAATTTATCTTTCAGATGTAACGTTAGCGGCAGGTACATACACTGCGACTATAGGTGATGGAGGTGCATCGGTAGGTTACGGCTTTCCGGGGCTTGCTGGAGCCGAAACAACATTTATCCAAACAGCAGGAGGCACCACTGTATCTCTCGCCGCAGATGGAGGCGGCGGTGGAGGATTATACCATGAGCCTTTGGCAGTGCTACAAGATGGTGGTAGTAGTGGAGGTTCGCCGGGCATGGATTCCACAGATATTTCTTCATCGCGCCCAGCTACGCAAGGGGCTGTGTCACCGTACATCACACACATATATCCTGCCACAGGCACTCCAGTTCTCACTCAGAAAGGATATGTAGGCGGCGATGGAGCAACTGGCTCCGGTGGAGGCGGAGGCGGAGGTGCCGGAGCAGCAGGTAGTGCTGCCGCAGCCGCTGGAGGAGCGACCACCGCAGGTACAGGAGCCTGTAAAGGAGGCATTGGGCATTCAATTGCGAACATGGGACCAAGTGGCGTTACATATTATTGGGCAGGTGGTGGTGGAGGTTCTATGTACGTTACATCATCCCCCGCTGTCGCGCACGGAGGAGCCGGTGGTTCTGGAGGTGGCGGGGGCGGTGCTACTTCTTCTGGCACCGGAGGCGTAGGAGGCATCGCAGGGCTTTTAGGTCTTGCTACTGGAGAAGCCGGAGAAAGTGGAGCCAATGGAGATGGTGGTGACGGTGGAGACAATACTGGTGGAGGTGGAGGAGGTGTTGGCGGCGAGCAGACAGGAAGCGATCCTAGGCCTACTTCCGGTGCTGGAGGATCAGGAATCGTAATAGTCAGATACGCAGCATGAACCACATCCTAGAGACAAACTCAAAACTAAAGAGGAACCATGAGTAAAGCAAGAACTAGAGCAGCATCTTTTGCAGGAACAGCAACAGATGGCTACGTTTTAACTTCAGATGCGGTTGGCGTAGGTTATTGGGAAGTCAATACAGTGGCTCCAATAATCACAAGTTTCCAGTATTCAGATGGTGCATCTGCAACGGCAGAGAAAACTGTAGTAGGACTTATCACAATTGCTTGTGGTACTACAATAAGCACTACAGTAACAGTAGCTGGTGACACACTTGGAATACAAATAGGAATGGTAGTAGCTGGAGTAGGAATCCCTGTTGGTGCAACTGTTGTATCCGTTGACGAAAATGTCTCTTTCGTTTTATCATCTGCCGCAACAATAGTAGATTCAGATGTAGACCTAACATTCGGTGGAGCAGTACTCATCACAGGTACAGGCTATGATTCTGTTCTTGGAGGAGATACTGCAAACATTGCAGTAACTTTTGGTGGAACTTCTGCAACCTCAATTTCTGTCAATTCATTCGGGACCATAATTACTTGCACTCCTCCTGCTCATGCCGCAGGAACCGTTACATTGCAAATTACAAATGCTTCTGCATTAACTGCAAGCACGAACTTTATTTATGATATAGAACCAGTATTCACTACTGCCGCAGGATCATTAGGTGGATTTGTTGAAGCAACAACTTTTACAGATGGAGCCGGTTCAGCTACACCCGGCCCAGTAATAGCAGGTACTGAAAGTGGAGTTGCACTTACAACTGGTTTCCAGAGAGTAACAAGTGCCACAGATGATACTGTAATCACTACAGCACTACAAGGGTTGACTCTGCAAACGAGCGGATACCTCACAGGAACTTTAACTGCTGGTGCTAATGCTACAACCTACCCCTTCTATGCAACAGCAAAGGATAATGAGAATCAGAGAACTGCACCAAGGCTCTTCAATATAATTTCTTATAATTATCCGCTCAGGGGTGAAGACATCAGAGTAGATCCGGGTGCTTATACAGGTGGGGGTTATCGTTCTCATACATTTACTTCTTCTGGATATTTATATGTCTTGCAAGCCGTAACTGCTGATATTTTACTAGTCGGTGGAGGAGGTGCTGGAGGAGCATCAGAAAATTCAGATTCAGGTGGAGCAGGAGGCGGTGGAGCAGGGGCAGTGAAGACATCAGCATCATATTCTTTAGGTATCGGGACCTACACAGTAACTATAGGAGAAGGAGGGATAGGTCAAGCGGTAAACTATACTTATTGGAAACCGGGAGGTGATAGCAATATTACACTAGATGGTTCTTCAATACTACTTGCTGGTGGAGGGGGTGGAGGAGGAAATTGGTCGGGCACTAATAGCAACACCGCAGGCGAACCGGGTGCGGATGGAAGTTCTGGAGGAGGTGGGAATGGTTACAGTAGTCAGTCGGGTGGTGCTGGCGATGGTGATGGAGGTACTGGTGGTGCTGGTGGCAGCTATGGTGGTGGTGGTGGTGGTGGTGACAACGGTGATGGCGATGGTGGTGGTTCCGCTGGTGGAGGTGATGGTGGTACTGGAACAACAAATGTTTATAGACTTGGTTCTGATGTAACATACGCTTCAGGTGGAGGAGGAGGTGCTTATGGTGGGTCAAGCGGAGGAGCAGCAGGATATGCGGCACATGGTGGTGCAGGAGGTGCTACAAGGGTCACAGGTAATGCCGCAGCAGACAACACAGGTGCTGGAGGAGGAGCCGGTGGCGGCGGGCCTAACACTACCACTGGTCAGACTACCGGAGGTGGCGGGAGTGGAGGAAAAGGAATCGCAGTAATAAGATACGCAGCGACATAATAGTCAACAACAATGGACACAAGCAATAACTAATGACCGCAAACGAAAAAGCGAATCACTTTCTTGGAGGATACTGGAAGTGCGAGAACTGCGGATTACTGATTGAAGATGAACTCCATGTTTGTCCTGAGTGTTCTGAAAAACGACAAAACATGTCGCACTTATAGGACTTATTGCGACACGAAATTGAAACATGTCTATAGAAAGTACTTATGAGTGGCGAATTTTCACAGTACGACTTTCCAAGTCCTCCTTTTGCTGGTAGTACAGAAGGACCAACCGATATAATTCAGATGATCTTTTCGCAAGCCGGTGTTGCAGGACTTGCAGCATTTGGTCTTGGATTTGTTCTCTTTAAATTTATTAATAAACAAACCGATAGACAAGATAGAACACAAAGTGCAATCTTTAAAAGACTTGATAAAATTGATGATGCCCTCATGGAATGTACAAAAACTCTTGCAAAAATGGATGGTCGTCTTGAAGGACTTGAAAGAGAAATAGAATTATATGGACGAAAATAGTAGAATATTTATATTGAGATGGAGTACAAGAAGTTTACTTACACTCATGGAAATTGGACTGATTGGGTATGTAGTCTATCTAATATTTGGAGGAGGAGAACTTGCAAAAGATATGCAAAACGCTCTTTCTGTGGTTCTTGGAGGTCTAATACTTAACTTTGGTAAATCTAGTTCCTACTGGTTTAGCAATGAATCTGAAACTAATAACGGAAATAACAATAATGGAAACAATACTACTTAACCTATTTAAATCTTTGATTGTCTCGGAGGCACAAAGTCTAGCAAAAGAACATGTTGAAGAAGCAATTAATGATAATCTAGATGAGAATCAAAGAGAACTACTAGATAGTGTAGTAGATATGATGCCAGATAACTCATTTAAAAGTCTTAAGGAATTCCTGAATTAGAATGAGACTCAGTAAAAACTTTAGTCTTAAGGAACTAACCAAGTCAACTACTGCACTACGTCTTGGAATTGATAATAATCCAACCCAAGAACAACTGGTAAACCTGACTGCACTAACCAGTTGTGTTCTGCAACCAATTAGGAATACTCATGGTTCGGTGATGATCAATTCAGGACTACGAGTCCAAGAGTTGAATCGTACTATTGGCTCCAAAGATAGTAGTCAGCACACTCTTGGTATGGCAGCCGACATTGAATGTCCTGCACTCGATAATCTTCTTCTTGCAAAGTGGATCATTGGTAATCTTGAGTTTGACCAATGTATCCTTGAGTTCTATACACCAAATAATCCAACTTCAGGTTGGGTTCATGTCTCTTATTGTCTTAGTGGAGTTAATCGTAAGAATATTTTAAGAGCAAGTCGTTCTCCTAAAAAGGGAGTTATCTATGAAAATGGACTACAATGAAAAAATCTAATATTTTAAAAATTCCAAAAAAATCTAGTAAGTCTAAAGAAAGTGAGTTGATAAAATGGCAGAATAAATTAAAAGAGTTACCGTGGAAACCGAATGCCTATCCTGCGCGTGGGAACCGTTTTACCCCCAGTGGTGGAGATAAACAGAAAATCCATGAAGCAGTACAAGAAAAAAAAGAAAATTATGGATTTGGTAAATATGTTTTAAATACAAAACGCCTTGGAACTTGGGGGAATTTAGGAAAGAAAATCACAAATACTATAATTGGTGATCCAAAAAGTAAAACACGCCGCTATAAAAAACAACAATGAAAACAACCGATCCAGTAACCGGAAGACCGTGGACACTTAAAAACGAACTCGCAGCAATGCGACCCGGTGGAGGTGGACCGGGACTATCTAGTTCTGTTAATAAAGCATTAACAGCAGTCCGAAAAGTTCATGCACCTACATATACATGGCAAAACAGAAAAGGAGTCATCTCCTCAAAAAAAGGATGGCTAGGAAAAGCAAATGATGCTAAAAGTTCTCATGTAATTCAAAATCCAGACGCTCGCCTCCAATTAGGAAGACCAACTAAGGGAACACGAGCCGACCAACGAGGACAAGGAAAATATGGAGCATGGATTGATTCTGGATACAGTACAGTTGGAAAAGGTGGTGTAGTATCTAAATCCCGATTGGTTACAGCAGAACAAGGTGCTGCGGCTGCTGGTACTGCTATTGGTATCGTAGCCACACAATGGCCCCAATCAACCGATAATTTAACCGCTGATAATGCAACGAAACCACAACAGAAAAAAGTAAAGAAGGTAACCTCTGTTAAAGTTCTTCAGAAAAGACAGAAAGATGCTGCTTCAATAGCAAAAATACGTAAGAGGTCAAGTCAGAAAAGAGAAATGATGAAAATTGGTGTTGCGAAAAATAGAAAAGAAGCTGGATTTTTACTTAAAGAAGGTGCTAGTAGAGTCAAGAAATCAGAACATATAACTGCTCGAAATACTTACTATAAAACTGCAAAGAGATAATAATGGCATACCCAAAAAGTAAAGCTAAATATTATGCAAAATCTTATAATAAGAACTTACTAGAAACTTTTTCTAATCCAGTAGTTCAAGAGGGTGCTCTTTCTGCACTACCGGGTGGCCCTCTTATAAAAAGTGGACTAAAGATTGTAAGTAAAGTTGCAAAACCTCTTGTAAAAGCAGCATCTAAAAAGATAAGAAATTGGTCGGATATACCAGCAAATAAAAGGGCTCTTGAAAGAATGAAGGCCGATTATATTGAAACGGCTCCAATGGTTAATAGACGTAACCAGAGGGATCATGCTGCTAATGAAGTTTTTATGTTGAAACAGTCAGCACTAAAAATAAAAGGAGCAGCAACCAAAGGGTACATTAATGCCTCTCTAACTAAGGGATCAGGACTTAGTGTGGCAGCAAATTCAGGAAAATTAACAAAACCTCCTAGTTACCGAACTCATGTTCCCGTAAAAACAAAACAAGTTAAGCCAAAACCCTCTGGACCCTATTCAAAGAAATGAAAGCTACACAAGAAATCCTAGAGAACCTTCATGGAGTTCTGGCAGAAGAACTGATGGCTAGAATTCAGTCGGGAACTGCACTACCCTCGGATATGGCAAATGCAATTAAGTTCTTAAAAGATAATCACATAGAAGGTCTTCCAGTGATTGGATCACCATTAGGAAACCTTGTGGAGTCGATGCCCTTTCCAACCCGAAGTAAACTAATTGAGAATTATGCGAACTAAGAATTACTATATAGTAATACCAATTCTGTTCTTTCTTGGTATCAGTGTTTTTTTGACTACCTTTAGTAGGTTTGCATACGCAAAAGAAGAAAAAACTCTTAATTTTAATACTAAAAGCATAAGAATCCTTTGGATGGCATGTTTTAAAGGAGGTCACCAAGGTCAACAAAAGATTCCTAGTGATGCAGTTGCACTTGTGTGTGACTGTGTTATTGATAAAGCTAGAACTCAATTGTCTTTTGAGTATACTACTCGTAATGCAGGTCCAATAATGAAGAAAGTTTATAGGAGATACTTGCAACAATGTAAGGAAGAAGTTGACTTAACACCAAAACCCTCACTTAGTGCTTAAAGAGGAATAAATATATAGTTATTCATACAATCGTCACCACAGCTACTTTATGATACAAGAGGAACTTAGAGACCTGCGAAACTTTCTGTACGTTGTATGGCACCATCTAGGCCTTCCTGAGCCTACTCCAGTACAGTATGATATGGCTACCTACCTAAACTCCAGCGAGAAGCGTATTGTGGTCCAAGCATTTCGAGGTGCAGGGAAAAGCTATATCACTTCTGCCTTTGCTTGTCACCAGTTGTATTTGAATCCCGAAATTAAGATTCTGGTGGTTAGTGCATCCAAGATTAGAGCAGATGACTTTTCTACGTTTACGATGAGACTGATCCAAGAACTTCCTATTCTTCAACACCTTGTTCCGGGTGATGGTCAGCGATCCTCTAAAATCTCATTTGATGTAAGACCCGCTAAAGCGTCACACTCTCCCTCTGTTAAATCCGCTGGAATCACAGGACAACTTGCCGGTAGCCGAGCAGACATCGTTATTGCAGATGATGTAGAAATACCGAATAACTCCATGACCCAGACTATGAGAGATAAAATCTCTGAAGCAGTGAAAGAGTTTGACGCTATCTTGAAACCTGATGGACGAATCATTTATCTTGGGACTCCTCAAACAGAGATGTCCCTCTATGAGTTACTTCCAGAAAGAGGATATAAAGTACGAATATGGCCAGCTAGGTACCCATCGAATCTAACCAAATATTCTAATAAGCTGAGTCCCTCTATATATACTAGTATAGAAAAGGAACCAGATTTGGTTGGTAAACCTACTGATCCCCTGAGATTTGATGACCTTGATCTTATGGAACGTGAGCTTTCTTATGGAAGAAGTGGCTTTGCCCTTCAGTTTATGCTGGATACCTCACTGAGTGACCAAAATAGGTTTCCACTTAAGTTAAGTGATCTTGTGGTTATGGATGTTGATATAGATAAGGCACCTGAAAAGGTTATTTGGGGTCGAGATAAAGATAACTATATTGATATTCCTAATGTTGGTCTACCCGGAGATTACTTCTATGGACCCATAAGTACTGCTGGTGAATATATCGACTATACTGGATCGGTTCTTGCAGTTGACCCCTCTGGAAGAGGAAAAGATGAAACAGCATATTGTATTATCAAAATGCTGAATGGTACTCTTTACTGTAGTGACTTTGGTGGAATAGAAGGAGGATATAGTAATGATGTTCTTGGAGTGCTTTCGGTTCTTGCAAGAAAACATAAAGTAAATATGATTCTGGTTGAGTCAAACTTTGGTGATGGAATGTTTAGTGAACTCCTGAAACCGGTGCTAACCAAGATTTATCCATGTAGCATTGAAGAAGTACGACATAGTACTCAAAAAGAAAAGAGAATAATTGATGTTCTGGAACCGGTTATGAACCAACATAGACTGGTTATGGATAGAACTGCACTTCAAAATGACTATACCAGTGTTCAGAAGTATCCTCCAGAAGCACAACTTAAATATATGTTGGCACACCAGATGACCAGAATTACAAAAGATCGTGGTGCGTTGGTTCATGATGACCGTCTTGATGTTCTTGCAATGGCAGTTCAATATTGGGTTGACCAAATGGCAGCAGATGTAGATACTGAAATGAAAGACCGTAAAAGTAATCTTCTTGATAAAGAGTTGGAACGGTTTGTTGAAAATGCGGTTACTCTTGGAATTGGAAATTCTATAGTAGGACCAGATTTGTCCGTACCAGTTTGGTCCTAATAATGATTCGTTTGACAGAAAAGGCCGCTAAAAAGATAGTGAGTATTATGAAAGAACAAAAAGTTTCTAATGATACAGTAGTACGAGTAGGTGTCAAGGGAGGTGGTTGTTCTGGATTTACGTATACAGTAGATTTTGAAAGCTATAAAGGAAAATTTGATTTGAAATTTAATTCATTTGGATTAGGTCTTGTAGTAGATAAGAAAAGTCATTTGTATATTAAAGATACAGAAATTGATTGGTCAGATACTTTAAATGATAGAGGATTAAAATTTAATAATCCGTCAGCAAAGGGTTCATGTGGTTGTCGGACTTCATTCATGTATGAACATTTGGAGATTAAAAATGAAACAGGTCCAAGCTGGATGTGAACTTAAAATTTCTGAAAAGGCAGCAAATGTTTTTAAGGAAATGATTGAAGATGAAAATAAGAATATCGAAAATTCATATTTACGAGTAGGTGCAAATGCAGGTGGTTGTTCTGGATGGAAATATAGTTTAGATGTTGAAGATAAAGTTAAACCAGAAGATTTAGTTTTTACACAGAATAATATTAAATTGGTAGTAGATGGCTACATACTTAATGATATAATTGGAGATGTAGAAGTAGATTATAAAATAGGAAATTTAGTAGAACAAGGATTTGTTTTTAAAAGATTGAAGTATGAACATGTCTGTGGATGTGGAGAAAGTTTCACACCAATAAAGGATATTGTGGCAGATGGTAAACAATATTTAGGCTGGAAATAATGGCTTACAGCGAAAAGGTACTTGATCACTATGAAAAACCGAGAAATATTGGTAGTTTGGATAGTAGGAATGCTTCTGTTGGCACTGGTCTTGTCGGTGCTCCAGAATGTGGAGATGTTATGAAACTTCAGATCAAGGTTGAGAACAATCGGATCATAGATGCGAAATTCAAGACCTTTGGATGTGGTAGTGCTATTGCATCTTCTTCTCTTGCAACCGAGTGGGTGAAGGGCAAGACACTGAACGAGGCTATGACCATTAGAAACACGGAGATTGTCGAAGAACTCTCGCTTCCACCCGTGAAAATACACTGCTCGGTGCTGGCAGAAGATGCGATTAAAGCAGCAATCACCGACTATAAATCTAGGAGTCTTGATATTTAGGAGTAAAAATATGTTACCCTATCGCTATATGGATTTTAGAGGTTTCCCCCATAGGGGTTTTAAGGGCCGTCTCACACGCGCACATCACGCGGGGGTGTGGGGGGGTACCCGCGGGTCACGCAGGGACACGTAGGCGAGCCACGTGGGTCACGCAGGGACACGTAGCCGCACACGAGGCAAACCGCTGCCATTGGGAGCCGTTTGTTACGTTAGTGAGGGCCATAAAATGACGTTTGTTATCGTAAGTTTATTTCTGGTTTTATCTGTTTTTTTGTCACGTGCTATCGTAACATCTAGCCTCGCGTCACACGCGGGTACGTACAGGGACATGAGCGGACATGCAGAGACACATACAGGGACATGAGCGGACATGCATGGACACATACAGGGACATGAGCGGACATGCAGGGACACATACTTGAGCAAGCAGGGACATGCAGGGACACATACTTGAGCAAGCAGGGACATGCAGGGACACATACTTGAGCAAGCAGGGACATGCAG